ACCAGCTAAAAATATAGCTTTTGGTCGAGCTGATGCCTCTAATAGTAAGTCTAATAATTTGATCATAATATATCAATAAATATATTACTTTATTATTTTAACTGTAGTGGGTAGTATTTCTGTATATGGTTTATGGTCAGGATTTTCCATTTTATATATCTCTTGAATATTTTTGAACATTTTAAAATTATTCTCAATATCACTAATCATTTTTAGTTCCCAACCTTTACCTTGTATTCTACCGCCTTTACCCTCACCGCGTGTATTTGCTTTAACCCATAATATACCAGTATGTGTTACTTTCTCATTGTGAGTTTCATTCCATGCTGTTGCATAGGCAGCTAATTGTAGATCATAGCTAGTATGAAGTGAATTAGATGTTTTAAGATCCATTAACCATAAATTATCCATAAATCGAACAACTAAATCTGCAGTACCTGCATATTCATGTACATCTGAGAATAAGTGGTATTCTGCTGTTACTAGTTCTGGTTTATGTGTGTTCCAGAAATCAGCAAAACGTAAAATCATTTTCCAAACATCTAAATTATATTTGACATTACCATAATCATCAATCCATGTTATTTCTTCACCATTTAAAAATGCTTCAACAGCATTATGTACTTGTGTGCCTTCACCAGCTGCTTTATTAGCTATAATATCACTATTATGTCCAACATCTTTTAACCAAGAATGAAAGAATTGATTTTTTGGAAAATAATTTAGAATTGATGTTACCGAGGGATAATATTTTGTATCGCGGCGATAAAACCTGTTATCTAATACATTAACTTGTTTGTCGCCTTCTTTGTATTCTACAAGACGTTTAATTTTTGGATCTTTGATAATGTTTGAATGTTTTTCAATCATAATTGTAGTTTTTTAGTCAGTAGACTCTGAAAGTCAAGAGGTGCAGTATTTTCAATAATGTTTAAAAACCTCTCAAATCCAATTTCATTTGCATCCTTACCATCTAATTCTACTAAATATACTTCTTTACCATACGACATTAGTTCTTCGCAATATTTAAAAGCATTTTTAATAGCATCAGGATCAAGAGCAATATAGATTCTATTGACTGATGAACGGACTAATTTTTTCATTAGCTTCTCGTGAATAATTTTCCCAAATAAGGGAATGACATTTCGTTTAATTGTTAATGCATCAAATATACCTTCAACAAGTATAATTGGTGCGTCCCAATTTATATATAACTCCCAACCAATAGCTGATTTAGCGTCAGTAGGAGGATTTTTATATTTTGTAGGTCCATCTTTATAAGCGCGAGCAATAAAGTAATTTATAATACCATTTTCATCGTATGATGGAACTATAACTCTATCTTTATATGGTCCATCATTACAAAAACCAATATTATATTTAATAATATCATCAGGCGTTATACCACGCTTACGTAAAAACTTAATAGCGTGTTTTGCTTCAATAGTTGCGATTTTATTTTCAACAACTGATGTTAATGATATAAATTCCTTAGGTAGCTCTAAAGCAGTAGATATAGTATGTTTATCTATATCCTTACCAGGAGCTATAATCATGTTTAGTTCAGCTACTTTATTAGCGGGTACTTTAGCGCTTTTAAAAAGAGATCTAATGGTTTTACCTTTTGCCTCACACACCCAACAATGCCAAGGATTCTCGCTTTTAGCGTTTGTTATGCAGTTGATTTCGAGTTTATTCTTATGGTGAGTACAAAACGGACATTTAAATGAATAATTGCCCCGACTAGTCTTGTGACCTTGTCCTAATACAGATTCCAGTAATATTAATAAAGCAGCATTTTCCATACTTACAAATATACGAAATTATTCTGCCGTAGCAAAATCTTTTCTAAAAAAACGCCCTTGTATATTATCATTATAGCTGTCCGTAAATAATACTGAATGTTGTATTTGGTAGTGAATTTCGTAATAGGTGAGTTGCTTTTTAGTAGAGCAGAATCTTAGTATTTCTTTTTCGAATTTATCTTCACCTAATGATTTAACATCGGCTAATAGTTCTTTAGATGAACCCCAATAGTTACGCCAACCGCTGTCAACTTGTTCTACTTTAGTAGTTGATTTACGACCTGGACCTGTTTGTTCAGCTAATTCCTTTTTAGTGAGTTTTTTCTTCTTATTGTGAAAGAATGCTTTTTTACCTACGTAAAATTTGTTGGATTCTAGATTGGTGATTTTATAAATAAAACCATAATCGTTTGTAGTAAAGTCATCCCTTAAAGGGATATATTCATATAACCAATTCATAAAACTGTTTTTAAGTATCGTATTTGACAATAAATGTCATATCTGTGTCTGATGATAGAACTATTGGTTTAGCTAATTTAGCTACCATTAATAAATCATTATCATCATTATATAATCCTATTGTTGTGACATATGGTTGAAATGAAGCGCTAGTAGCAAATCCACGTAATGAACCACTTTCATAACTACCCGTTACTAATGTTGGGTTATAGGATAAATTATAATCACTTTCTCTAACTATACAACGTACTTCATTTTCATAAATGATATGTTCATTTTGAAATGATATAGATCTAGTAACAGATCCTGTTATTAAATTTTGAAAAGAGGATGTTTGACTTGTTATTACTGCTAAACCATGAGCATAAAATATATTTCCTACATGTTTACTTCCTGTGTATAAATTTCCATTACCATCATCTGTTATTATAGTACCTGAAGAAGATATTTGGAAACTATTAGGTAATATTTTAGAACCATATATATTTTGATTAATACTTAATACAGCTATAGTTTCATTAGATCCAGTAGGATAATTTTTAACTAATAGTGGATTAATATTATAATTAAAATATGAAGCAGTAGGGCGTTGTTGAGAAGCAGATTCATAAGTATCTACATTAAACATTATTGAACCTGTATCTAAACTACTTGTAAAAGATTGATAAAATAAATGATTTATTTGATCATATATAAGAGATTGATATTGATTATTAGTTGTAGTAGAACCAGCAATACTAAAAGACTCATTTTTTCCTTTAGATCCAACAGCATATTCATCATTAATACTAGAAGTATAACTTAAATTCCAATGCTTATTAGCATAGTAAGATACTGATGTAATATCTGCTTTGTTTAATTTTTTGAATGATGACATGCATTAATAATCTAATTTGATTCTAATTAGAGCTTCTTTAGTGAAATCTTTTACTAATGGTTTTGATAATTTAGCTACAGCTAATAATTCATTATTATCATTATACATACCAACTGTAGTAATAAATGTTTGAGGATTATTAATTAATGTACTGTATAATAAATTACCATTATCATCTATAATAGATGGGTTTGTTGTGTAATTAAATTCGCTATTTTTAATACGAGTAAAGAAATAACGTGATGATACTATCTCTTGTGATTGTAATTGAAAACTTGGAGATGAACCCGATGATATAGAAGTAAATAATTTTAACTGATTATTTTGAGCTGAGCCTGTTGCTAATGAAGCGGACGCTATATATGGTGTTAACGAACCAGAAGCATCTAGTATAATAACTCCTAAATCAGGTAACATCATACCATAATATGAAGCAGAAGCTGCTGCTGTATAAGCATTACCATTACTACCACTGATAATATAAAATATTCTATTTTCACCAAGAAATCTAGTTAAAGAAGTTGTATTACTATCATCTGTTAACTGGATTCTTTGACTTCCACTAACTAATCTTAAATTTAATGAACCTGGTTGGATTGATTGTTTATATCTTTCTCTAGAAATATTAATTACATAAATTTGATTAGCTGTATTTACACCATCAAAACTAAAATTAGTATCCTCAGTACCATACACTAAATTTCTATATTGACCATACACAACACGAGATGGAGAATATCCTCTTACATTTGGATTAATAGGGAAAGAACCAGACCCCGCTATATGACCATATTGAATATCAAATTGAACTGAAGCAGTTGTAGTTGATGGATTATCATCATATACATCTATATAATATTCTCCTCCTGGATTTGTACTTGATGTATAGAATGTAGATAAAGTATAAGTATCTCCAATCCATAATCCACGAACTATGGTTTCGGCACTTATTACGGAATCATCTGTTGCGTATCTTGAAAATGACATATTTTATTTTATTTTATTAGGTTGTTGTTACTTTTTGAATATTAACCGGAATTGTAATTCTAGCACCACTATCTCTACCAATTACAGTAATTGTAGTAGATAATGTAGTTAATGTACTACCATATAATGTATTAACTGTTGTACCAGTTAATGTAAATGATGTACCTAAAACTGATTTAGATAACACAGCACCTGTTGTTGTGTTAAGATTTTGATCACCAACTGTTGTTGTTGTAATACCTGTACCTTGGAATGTTGATAGTAATCTAATGTCTGCTATTGTAGCTACATATCCATTAGCTTCAAACGTACTTGTAGCACCTAAATAATTAAGTGTTTGTGGAGTAATTGTTAATGAAGCACCTTGTTTAATAGTAATTGTATTATAACCTAAACTAATAACTGGTAGACGTGATGTGCCACGAGGTAATGTTACTAACTTGTAGCGCATTATTTGTGTATCATTTGGAAATGCTTGAATTACAGGCATATTCTCAATTGCTTCACCATAAAATGCTGAACCTGATGGTTGGTTTGGATTATACAATGTATAATCTACTTCATCATCAGCCAAGGAAAATTGTGTAATTTGAAATGATCCGTCATTTCTAGCTAGTAATTCGCGACCTTTTGTTGTTAAGATCGCATCTACTGTTACCGTTGTAGGATTTAATATTGCCATTTTTTATTGTTTATTGTATATACTATAAATATATTAAAATTTAAAAGGTACCACCTCCTACACTTTCAACTACTATAGGTTGATCAGAAAGAAGTTTTTGTTTCGCTTGTCTTGTAATTGTATCTATCTGTGCTAATACATCTGGTGCTAAATTCTCTGGAATTAGAAATCCGTAGGATGTAGGGCCAGGGCGTTTTTGGAATGTTAGATGTGCTATAGTTTCATCTTCAATTCTTGATAAGAATAGGAATTTTACAGCGGGTTTAGTAGCTAAACCTCTAATTTGAGTAGAAATACTATTAGGAATTATATCCATTAATTTAACTATTAAACCATACTCAAATGATCCTGGTCTTCCTACACTACTGCCAGTTGTTACTGATTGGATTCTAGATTCAAAATAACTACCAGATAAATCATAAGCTACAAATATATCGTATGGTTTTAATGAAAAAGAATAATCAACATCTCCATAAGATTCATACAAACTATTATTATAAGTAACAGAAGCAGAAACATATGATGGTAAAAAGTTATAATCTCCTCCATAAAAACTTACTAATTCTTTAGTTAAATAAAGAGAATAAGGATCTGAAAAAAGAATTGGAGCAGTAAAATATTCTCTAGAGGTAAATGGATA